TAATATTTGATCTTTCTATCGTATGAAAAGCGGACAATTTCTGTCCCATCGTACCGAACTCCCACCCCAAGTCCCGTCACGGCACCGTTTCCAGTTACCTCAGTCAGTCCAAGGCGTGTTTGTCCACGTCGAAGCTCGATGTGATCTCCGTACTTTCCGGTGAGCCAGTTAAGAGCATCAGGAGTGACGCCTGGCTTGAGAGTTTTGATGTCTTTGATGGCCGTGTTCAAGCCGCCAAACGTACTGATTTTGAAATCAGGAATTGTCATTATCCGTTTCGGTTAATTGCGCCTCCTCGCGGGTACATATGAAGCTCCGTAGGGTCGTTATGATCGACATCCGATAGTTGAAGCTTGTCGTCCCACTTTTCGAGTGCATTCTTCAGAGCTGCCAATACCGCCTGGTTTGAAGGTAGCATCTCCCTGTTAATGCTGTCGTAGTCAACGGCACCTTTGTGGATACCGATTGCATAAAAGCCGAGGAGCGGTAGGAAGCGAGAAGGGAACACAGTCCACACCGCGCTTCCGCTTGTCGGGTCAACGGCGGCGGAGGCGGAAATGTAAGGCATATAGAGCGTGCCCGCGAATGGAGGCGTGCCACCGAAGTACAAGTTTCCAGAATTTGCATCGTGCCAGAACGCCGTGTTGTCGTCCTTGTATTCTAGCTGACGGTCGATAGGTACCTTTCGGTAGTAGTGAAGCCTATCGTTACCATCAAACAGGGTGATTATGGCATCCCCGAAGAATCGAGAGAAATCTGTAATGCCGGAGAGTGCCTTAGCAGTAGTGTAACCGTTTGAGGTGGTCAGTGTGAGTGCGGTACTCACTTTGCGTAAGCATACCCACTCTCGCTCTTCCTCAATGATGGTTTGTGCGGTTTGTACTAAAATACCAAGAAGCGTTGGATCTACGGCTGCGTCCGCGTTCAGTCCAGTTATGAAGGTTGTTAGTTCGGTTCCTGTCGTCATGCTACATTGCTAGCTTCTTAACGTCGAACTCCGATGAACCCGAATCGCGGTTGCCAGGCGGACTCATCTGTGCAGGCCACGGGGAGAGGTTAAATGTACTCTGCTTCACAACGTTGGCTAACGCCGTGGTGAGCTTCTCTACAGTATCTTCGTCGAAGGACTGTAGGGCTGCTGCGAAGGCGTCCTGACGGTTTCCGACGCGCTCGCCCAGCTCGCGCACGGCCTCGAGGATCGGCGTGATGTCCGTGGCGTCTGTGACAGGCTTTTCGTCGATGCACTGTGCCAGGTACCTGATGCCATCAAAGACGGGAGACAGGTCTGTCGGCTTCGCTGGCTCAATCGCCTCCACGAGCCGACGAAGCTCCTTGAGGACTGTGAGCACCTCGTCCCACCGCATAGGCTCCTCTGGCTCCGTAGGTTCATCCTCTGTCTCTGGGTCGTCCTTCTGGCGCTTGTCCAGCTCCTCGCCGATGATCCGACGCAGATTGAACGCATCGATCCCGCCACCGCCACCGCCTCCGCGTTGGAGGACACGTTCCTGGATAAGATAGGTGTTCTCCTCGTCGCTATAGTTCTCGCTTTTCGTCGTGTATCCGCTATCTGTGTAGACGGAGGTAACAATGGAGATGTAGAAACCCTGCCCTGAGGGGTCTTGTGGCACCAACCAGTCATACTTGAAGCGTTGACTGCCCTTGTCGGTCAGGTTTAGGGTCGCAATGATGTCGTCTGAGTAGGCATTACGGATAACGGCACGTACATAATACGTGCCACTGTCCGTGTGATTGCCAATTTGTCGGACTACGGTAAAGCTGTTGCCAGGCTGAAGTACCATGGTAGTTAGATTTCAGTGCGAGGGATTATCTGTGCCCAGAGTAAGCTCTGAGTAGCACCTACTGGTGCGTAGAAGACTGCGCGAACCCACTTGGTCGGAACACGTACGCGAACGGCACGAGTGGTTGTGGCGCTGTTCGCGTTTGTAACTACCGAGCGGTTAATCGTGGATGAAGCAAATGTGAGAGTATAACTCTGCACGTCTCCGATTGAAGGAGAGGTGGATGCAGTCCCTTCCTCAATGTTCCAACCGCCTGAGGCGGCATACCAATCAATTCCGTCCTGAGAGTACTGAACGTCCATTCTGAGCGTCGAGAGTGGTGATGCTCCACCCTGCTGAATAAGAATGGTAGCTTCGTTTGCACCGTCTACCCCAAGGTTACAGGGAAGGGTGGTTGTTCCCGTTCCTGCCGTGATGACATTGAGGGAGGTCGTTCCGAAGTCGTTGGTTTGGCAAGCCTGTGCGTATACCGCGTGGTTCGCATCGGTATCCGACGGTCGCATCAAGAACATTGCCCCGAGAACAATAAGTGCTACCCCCGCGAAGAATAAGTTTTTTTGAGTCATGGTGAATGTCTATTTAACTACCTGATGCGCTCATGCCTGGCCTCACGAAGAGACCAGAGTGAACGCACTAGGGTCGAATAATCAGGAACGGAGTGGATGATCCAAATCCACCAAGGGAGGTCGGGATCACGGCCGCACCAGTCCAGTTAGTAACTCGCACGGGAGCGTATCCATTTGTAGAGGATGCGTTACCTGTTCCGAGAATACTAAATTGACGCGTAAGTGAGGTAGAAGATGTAGCGAAGCCACCTATGATGACGGTGTCACCAGAGCGGAAGCTCGAACTCACGCAGTCAACCATTCCGGTTGAAGTTGCTGAGATAGAGAAGTCCGCAGCGAGGTAGCAAGTACCGTAGATGAAATCGCCGATCTTCGTACCATTTTGTCCAATGGTGGCACCGGCTCCCAGATTGGGAGCTACCGTATTGTAGACACCACCAAAGAATGCTGGGCGAAAGACCGCTGAGATAACAAGACCAATGACTATCCCTGCGATGACGCCTCCTGTGATTTTGAGGATGTTAGTCATGGTGAGTCTATTGGTTGTTATTTAGGCGTTGTTGACGATGCGGTGAATGCTGATGAGTTCACAGCAAGTTCAACAATTTGCGGTGCCTGATCCACGAAGACTTTGATACCGTAGACCGTCCATGCGATGTAATCGCGGCCGATCTTGCCTGCAGCAAAGTTCTCTTCGAGAGATGGGTCTTTCTGAACCACAAGGGATACAGATTTAGACAGCGCGAACAGGCAGTGAAGCTGTTGCTTTGTCGTAGTCCATACGTTGCCCGCTGGGGTGAGCGTCTCAGAGACAACCACCGTTCCCCAACCGCTCGAAACAAGGGTGAGCTTGTCCGTCGATGCAGTGTAGGTAGCAGTGATGTTTTTGAGCAATCGGCGGTTTGCAGTCGAGACATCGATATACGTGTCTGCGCCTGGGGTACCGGTTCCGTTGATCGCCTTTACCAGTTCAGCGGCCGCGAGGTCGTTGGTGGTCTGGATAGAGAAGTCACCTGGGTTTGTTGCAGCACCGTCAGCGGCAGCCTGGAATGATACACCGTTGATGGTGATGGTATCCGCTGCGACTGGGATGGTGGCAAACTCAAGAGTGGCTGTCCATGCAAGGGCGTTCGAAACAAACAAGTTGAAGCCCATGAAGTAACCTGAGTATCCGTTTCGAGATACCTGGTCGCCAAGCATGGTGTCCTTCCCACCAAGGTACAGTTCGATGTAGGTGAGAATTTCTGGAGAGATGACAGCGATTGGCATGCCATCTGGTACCTCCAGCTTCATTGAGCTTTGGAAGCGGTTGTTATAAACCACGTTCTTCAAGCGAAGCTTCTGCATTGCAGTCGTAAACACGGTTGCAACGTTAGATGCGGTGACGGTGAAGCCGTTACCTGATGTACCGCCGAACGAACCATCATCGAGTGAGGTGCCTGCGCCCTGGTAGGCAGCAAGAAGCACGTCACCGTCAATCTGGTTGACGAGGGCGTTTGCTAGCTTTCGACCGTATTTTTGCTTTACAGGAAGGTGAGCCTGGAGTTCATCAAGTTTCTTGATGTAAATCGAGACTTCTTTTTCCTTGTTGATCGTAAGCGTTTCGGCCGTGTCGGTAATTGCCTGGGTCGAGTACGAACCGTCTCCACCCATGTCATTTACTTGAACGTCAGAAGCGTACGACCGTGAAATCGTCTGGCCTTTGGTAAGGCCGCTTTCGAGACGGGTATCAGCGAGGATTTGGTACACAGGCTCCTTAAAGTGGGAGAGCATGTACTCCTTGCTGAACACCGTCTGGAAAGTCATTGTGTTCGGATTTGCAGCCACGGTAGTATTTTATTTTTTGGAAGTAGCCTAGAGCAGTATCCTCTTTCCGCTCGCGTTTGTCATAAGGCCGTCTGTCTTTCCGGATTTCCGGTACTCGGTCTCCCAGGCGACAAGTTCTGATGAAGACATCTTCGAAAGATCGGCGTCTGGATCGAACTCTGTTCGAGTTTCACCAACTTCCTTTCTTCCTCGTGTTTCCATCCCCTTTCTCTTGGGAGAGACGAAATTTGAGAGAACTGACTTATTCTTGAACACGACATAATCAAGGTCTTTGTCGTGGAACTCCTTCGTATGAGAGAGTTTATCGACTTCCACTTTGATTGCGTCTAGTTCCGCTTCGGTTGCGTTTGGAAACAACTCTTTAATGGTAGGAATTGATTGTTTGAACTCCTCTTCGAAGTGTTGCTTCTCGAGGCTTTGCCGATTTTCTTTCTCCCATGCTTCGAAGCGGTTAAGCTTCTGCACGACAGTTTCATCCGGCTTAGATCCCTTCTGAGCGATGGCGATCAGGTCTTTGATTGCATCCTTATCCCACTCTTTGTGAGAGGCGATGAAGGCGTCAATTTCGTCCTGGGCTTCCTCTTTCTCCTTAGGGGTTTCAGCGTTCGAGATGGCATCCAGCCTAGCCTTCAGTTCATCTCGCTCGCGTTCCACCATTTCGCGTAGCTCCCTCTCAGACTTCAACTCGGATTTCTTTTCCTTGTAGTCGTCGTAGATGGTGCGCTTGCGTGGTTCCTTCGTCTCTTTTAATTCATTTTCAGGTTCACCCTCCGTTTCCCCGTCAGGGTCAACCGTCTTTTCTGGAGTTTCCTCGGGTTCCTTCTCGGGGGTAGCCTTTTCAGGCTCCTCCTTCTTACCCTTCTCCTCCTCGGTTATATCCGAGACATCTACGCCATTTTCGGCAAGCATCCTCGTATATTCCTCTTCGTTCTTTTCCATGTTGGTGGTGTTTATAGCCTCGCCCCGCGAGGGATAGGTGTTGGTAAGTCCTATAACTCCGCTCTTCTAATGCCGGAGAGCTTCGGGAAATGACGTGGTGTCATTTAGCGGAGGCAGATGAGAGACCGCCCCCAAAAATTACGCCACTACTCCGTTGAACTTTTCTGCAAATTCCTCAGCATATTCCTTGAATTTGTCGCCATGTACCTCCTTCGAATAGGTACGTGTGCCACCGTTCCAGGTGACTGTGACAGACGACTTGTTCTTCTTGCTAGCCTCAGGTGGTGTGTCTACCACTACGCCAACGTCGCCGGCCTTAAGGCCAGCTTCGGCAAGCTCAGGGTTGTCGTCGATGTCCTCCTGAGTTAAAACAACTTCCTTTTCTGGTTTTGCTCTCGCCATAAAGATGTAGTGTTTAGTTTAGTAATGACTTCACTCTAATCAATTCGACCTACTTTGTAGCGTTGAGAGCGTTACGAATGTCTCTTTGCAAGCGCTCAATCTGTCCCTTCGCGTCTCCGGTAAGAATAGAAAGGAGCCACATGGCCGCATCCTGTTTTGCCCACATTTGAACACGGAAGTCCTCTGGATGGTCTCGCCTGGTAGCGAGGATCATGCTCGCGTCTAAGTAAGCCTTGCGTGCCTTGTCCGCTATCAGCTTAGAGACGTCGTGAGACTGCCAGCTCGCAAGCCCTTCGTGTTGCTGTAGCTCTTCCTCCCAGCGACGGATTTGCTCCTCGTTCTCTTGGCGGGTTTCTTCGTCCACCTCGGTGAGGAGTATCTCTCGCAGTTTCTCCAGTTCTTTCATATCGCAAGTTCAGCGATGTTCATGGCACGGGACACGCCGGGTGGCATACCAGGGTTCTCGGCTTTGGAGGGAGGTTGGGAAGGAGCAGTAGGCTGTGCAGTCTGCAAGCGAGCCTGGTCTTGCGCCTTGCGCTCCATGTTTTGAAGAGCGATGTCCTTGTGCGCCATCGCGTATTCCATAAGAATGTCGTACTTCGTTCCGAGCGTGGTTCGCTTGTCGGCAGCGTAGTCAACAATCTTCTGCATGAAAGCTGTGGTAGCGCCGTACCAGAGATCGGGCTTCTGCCCCCTAACAACCATTTCGATTGCTACCGAAGCCTTTGCAAGTGACTTCTTATCTGAGTGCGTTTGTATATCCAAAAATTCCGCAATTTCTTCGTCATCATATTCACCGATAGAGCGCAATATTTCTTCGTCGCGCTTCTTGCCGTTGATGTTTGGGCTATTTACGAGTGCGAGGAGCGCCTCTTTGCGCTTCTCCTTCCGCATCTCGCTCTCCTGGCGTGCCTTGTCTGTAGCGACGATCAGCACATCAACATCCTTCGTAGTCGACAGGTCGAGGCGAGTGATTTCATCCCAATCCCAGCCGTGTTCTCCCATGAGACGGATTGCCATCTTCGAAGGCATATGATCTTTGAGGCCATATACATATCGCTTTCCGATTGAGGCCATCAGCGTCTGGAAAGGCTGTGAACCCCAAGAGAGGCGCTTGGAGACGGCCTTCTGCTCGGCAAAGGCCACTGACGCCTTCTTGGAGCTGTCCTGGACGCTCCCCATCGCCATGTCGTTGGCCCCGTTGTTTCTGCCCACCGTGTCAGTGATGAACTGGATGAGGTCAACCGTCCCATTGAGTGAGCCGACTTCGAACTGGAAGATTCCCTCGCTTATGCGCCTGGTGCCTCCCTTGGTGTCGGCAGGTACGAGCGCATCTGGACGGTGCATGGCCTCGTCCAGCTTGCGAACGTCGGTGAACATGTCCTTGTCATAGGCCCGAGCGCCAAAGTTCTTCTTTTCTCGGTTGGTGAGGTCTTGATTGAAAAGCGCCACCACAGCGTCGGAGGCTGGAAATGCGTCGTCGGCAAAGGATTTGGACAGAAGGTTCTCGTCATCCTCATGGGTGCGGTACGGCGCCCAGGGTAGAAGTTCTCCACTGCAAATGTCCTTCCACGGCTCGAAGCGGAGCCATGTCCGTGTCCATGGGTTGAAACAGAGGTACCAACGCTTTCCGTCAATCTCCAAAATCCACTCTGCGAGTTGATGTATTCTTTGGCCGATAAACGAGTTGTTCTCGGGGTCAAGGCCGAGTGGTTTGAAGCGAGAGAGGCGTTGCGCCATGTCCTGATTGCGTTCCGGCAGATAGTCGCTATTTCCAGCAATTCTCAATAGTTCCTGCACCTGCTTTCGATCATACTCACCGGTTAAGAGGTCGTTGTCGGTACGTTCTAGTCCCTCCTCGCCAGCGAAGAGGTGATTTTCCAGCTCCCCACCTCCCTTCGGTTGGAAGTGGAAGTTCTTTAGGTTGGTGACATCGAGCGTCGACGTGTACTCTGGCGAGCTGGTTACAGTGTATTTGGCGATACCAATACCATTTATGATCGCGTGCTTGCGTATCATCGTGAGTTTGGTATCCCATTTGGAATTCTCCGTAGTGCTCATTACCTCCATCTGGAACGCGCCATTGATTTTCTGCACTTTGAAATAGTCGGCTGGGTCGCCCTCTTTAAACTTCAGTTGAATGGGAGTGTCATATTGCGCGTTCAGAGTATCAATCATGCCTGCGAAAACAGGAATGGGTACGTTAAAGAGTTGGCGGAGTTTCTTTGTCGTCTTTCCGTCGTATAGCTCCCAATACCGAGCTAGGCGCGTGAGGCGAGGCTTCTTAAAGTCTGATGAAACCATGAGCTGTCGCAGCGCGATTGTTACCGCCTCTTCAGCAAGCTGTGCGTGCGACATTCCCTTGTATCGACTTTCAAAGATACTCAAGTCTTCTTTGATTTGCTCATCCGGAGAGTTAGCCATTGTCGGTAGGATAGCGTATCTCTCCGCGTTCGTAGCGAAGTTTCCTGTTGTAGCAACGGAGGCATCTTCCCTTTGCGTGGTGGTTAATCATTGAAAAAGGAATGGAGCACGTGAGGCACCGCCCCGTCTTATTCGCGTTGACGGGGAAGCGTACATCTCGGACAAACCCGCAATACGCGCATGGGTAGTACTGAATAATAAGTTCCTTCGCCCTGCTCTCACGAACGGCCGGAATAGAGAAAATTTGCTCACAGCGCTCGCATCGCTTTTCAATGTGCAGGTTCTTCATCAGAAATGAGAGGGCTTTGATAAGGAGGCTGTACAAAAGGCTTCACACATTTGTTTGGACAAATCATTGATCCGTCGGAATCTACCGTGCAATCTTCGTCTCGAAAGAGTTGCTTACAATATGGGCATCGGTGATGGTGGTCACGGTTCATATGTTTCAAAGTGCGTTAAATGCCAGTCGTTACAGTGGGGACATTGGTATACCCTCAGGCGAACATGATCCTCCTTAAACCGCCTATTTCGTGCGGTGATCGCTCCACGCTTGTCATATCGAGCTTTCCCTCGGCAGTACTGTACTGACCGTTCCTGGGAGCCATACTCGAAGTTCCACTTTCTCATATCCAATAGGAACCTGCGTCGGTTAGTGTCTCTCCTACCTCTTCGGCATCAACTTCGAGTACCAGGTAGGCGTCGCTTTCCTTGACGACAAAGACGCTTCCGTTGGCGGTAAAGGTGTCTCCATCCTTCGGTTTGGTTCGAAACGTAAGTGTGTGCCTCATACGATGGCGTTAGCTACTAATCGTTTCCTATACCTGACCTGTCGAACTCCGGCTGTATGTAGGTTCCCGTGTCGGTCGCTTTCACGGTCGCGTAGTTCCTCATTTGCCATGCGATCGCACAGGCCATCAGAAGGTCAAAGTGCCTGGTCGTCAGACGCACGTCCTCGTCCCTGTCCATGAGGTCATCACGGGTGTACGAGCGTAGCTCGGCTATCAGGTCGGGATCGGAGAGTTCGAGTAGGCCGTCCTCCACAGCCTTCTTCAGCTCGAAGAGCATCTTCGGCTTCGTCATGCTGTTCGTATTCCAGCCGTAGTAGCGCGTTGAAGGGGGCACTCCTGCGCGTGTCTCCTTAATCTCAGTGAAATAGATGTTTTCGTACCCCTGGTGCTTTAGAACGCCTATGCACATGTCGAACTTGTTGTTTTCAGGGGCAAGCACTGGTCGACCAAACATGTCGGCTTCGCGTATCAGCTCGTACCCGAAAACATCGGGCTTGATTTCGCTCGATTTGAATGTGGCTGCTACCTTGTTTGGAACCGTGCTGAAGTCGATGAACGCACTCGTCGAGCTATCGAGGCCTACGCCTCCCGCCACGTCTGCACCTGCCCCGTATCTATGGGAAGGGTCGTAGGGATGGAAAATTCGGAAGCCTGCAATCTCTCTGACGGGTACTTTCTTGCGCTGTAGGTCAAGGGTAGAGCGGTCGAAGAATATGTCGTGACCGGCTGAAGGCTCACAGAGGTAGTCGCCTGCCCAATCCTCTGCCCCTCGCTTGAGTGTCTCTATGTCGCCCTTCGTGTAGGCGTCCCACATGGGCTGACCGTTGAACACGATGGGGACGATAAGCACCTCCCCTAGCTTCTTCTCCACCAGGCGATGCACATTGCCTCGCTCCGAAAGGTAGTTGCAGGTGTAGATAGCGCCCCCGTTCTTTGCGAGGCCGGTGAACGCCTCGTCCATGTTGTTCCATATCGTCTGGGTGTCGGGAGCGGATCGCAGGGTGTTCCTGGTTTCGAAGTCGTCGAACCATATGACATCCGGCCTGGCATCCTCCTGGAGCTGGCCGCGCTGGTCGGTGCCTACGGTGCCCGCTCGCACCTTCACGCCTGTTGCCGTCGTGAATGAGGCCATCGTCTCTTCACGTTTCTCGGTCGTCTTCTCAAAGATTTCGGGATAGTAGTAGCGGACGCGATCAGCTATCAACATGTTATACACATCCGTCACAATCTGCTTTGAGTTTGATACGTCTTTGGTGAGGACTTTTATGTACCTACGAAAATGGTCTTCGTCGTTTGCGATGGCAAAGGACAGAAAGAGCTTTGTACGGGTAGTCTTTGCGCCTCCGCGAAACACGATGTCTACGAATGAAATGAGCTTCCCTCGGTAGACACGGTAGTTGAAGGTATCAATATCCTTGTGAAAGGGAGCGTCTTTGAACTTGAAGTACTGTGGAAAGAAGAAACGTGCCCATAGGTTAAATTTCAAAAGCACCTCCGCTTCGGTGTTCTTACTATCAAATGCAAAGAGCGCTCGGACTTCCCGTCTATTCCCCTTCCGAAGTATCTCCTGAATTAAGGAAGGCCCCGACTGCTTCTGCCCCTTTTTCTTTAGCTTCTTTGTCATCAAAAAGTTTTTCGCCGTCCTTTCCGGTGAGTTCCTGTCGCTCTGCATATCCGTGCTTTGCTAGCAAGAGTTTAGATATTGTCGCATTGAGGCGGTTGGTGAGACTGCCTTGGATGAGTAAGTTCTCTTGAATAGCGAGAATATCGTTAACGATGTCGGAAAAAGAGACGTTGCTTTTGGCCCAGTCGTATACCGTGTCGCGATTGATGTTGAGGAACAATGCGAAGTCTGCGACTGTAGGGACGGCCCGATCATTCTTCTCGGCAAAGGTAGCCAAATACGTCTCCGCTTGAGCGAGCAATTCGTCTGTTAGTTTTGTTGGTCTTCCTCGGCGCATTGGTTTAGAAAATATGGCTCTGTTAAGCCGTCGTTGTGTTCACTATGAACCAATCATCGGCCATAAGGTCAACCATTGATGGCGCCCATGTACCAACGCTCCCATCTGCCCCTACCATGTCGATGTGTGGGCGGTATGTGATCTCCGTTCCCTCCGGGTAAATTCCGAGTAGAGGCGCTCGGTTCACTTGGAAAGTGCTACCAGGTACCAGGAAGACAAAGCGGGCATTCTTCCACTCTTGGCGAGCGACCTTCTCGCCAGCACGGATCGCGTCGAACGCTCCACTGAACGAGTACAAATCAACTATCGGGGTGTTGTCCATGTTAGTCATTCAGTTCCTCTATCTGCTCGTCAAACATTTCAAGGTTAAGTGTGAGGCGTGTCTGCTCTGCGTTGTTCTGTAGCTGTTGGTTTTCCAACTGAGTGAGGGAGTTTCGTTCCGCCGTGAGCTTTGCAGTGATGTCGCCTTTGTTCACCTTTTTGCTTTTTGCTTCCTCCAGGTCAGCTTCGTATTGATTGATGCGTGCCTTAGATTCGTTGATGAGTAGACTGAGCACCTTCTGTGAGTGCCGAATGATGTCCATCTCTTTGATGATGACATTCTTTTGCTCTTTGATGGCTACAATCTTCTGGGTGTTGGTTTCTGGCTCGCCATCTTCATAAGGGATACAAAGCTCACCCCCTGAGAGCAGGATGTGGGCACCTGGCGCTAGTCGGTTGGTATCAAGAAGTTTGTTGATACCTTCGCTGTCCTCGATCTTGAAACTTTTTACTCGAAGCATACAAAGTGAGTTAACGTATATGCAAACATTATACCACAAAAAGACACACCCTCCGTCAAGAGGGTGTGGATAGCTAGATATGTTTCCATGTCCGACGCGAGACAACGTCTCTGATAGTGGTTTTGGAAACACCGTAGCGCTTGGCAAGGGCAGTAAGTGAGATGTGAATTGCGCTCGGAGAGGTAACGCGTCGAATATCTTTAACATTCTCTTCAGTCAAGCGTGACATCCCATTGTCCTTTCCTCTCTTCAATGGCGGATGCTTTAATAGACCATTTTCCCAAGCGTGCTTGGAATTCTGTTTGGGTGTTACCCATTCCAGGTTTGATACATGGTTGTTTTGTTTGTTTCCGTCAATATGATTTACGATTGGCAAGTTTGTTGGATTTGGGATAAACGCCTGTGCGACCATTCGATGTAGCTTCCGCATGTGATGGCTCGCATCTCTTCGGAGAAGAACGGTCTGATAGCCTTTTGCATCAAGTTTCGGCTTCATATAGTGCGGGATGAGCGGACGTTTGCGTGAGATGTGGAACGAACGAAGTCTACCTTTGTTGCTAACTTGGTAGATACCTTGAAAATCGCTTAGCCATTCCCATTGTTCCATTTCGGATAGTATAACATAAGAATAGACCCCGCGCCTGTGTGCGGGGTCTATTAGTCAATGAACTGTCTCCGCCACTGCATCCAAAATTCGATGCAGTTTGGTCGTGAGTAACGGATTTTCAGCAACCTTCCCGTTCAAGGAAAATGTCACGGCGTTGAACAATCGCCATATAGTTTTTTCGCCCCAATCATGAGTGGGGTTCTCGTACTGCTCCAGAACGTCGGCGATGCG